GCGCGGTTGATGAGCGGGCCCGCGCCGCCGCCGAGGGCCGCGCCTGCACCGACGACAGCCCCGATGGTGCCCGCGCCCGCTGCGCCGACGGTGCCCGCGAGGGTCGCGCCGATGCCGCCCATGCCGCCGAGTGCCGCGAGCCCCGAGGCCTTCGCCGCTGCGAGCGTGCCGCCGATGGACGTAGCGCCCGTGAGCAGCCCGCCGACGCTCGTACCCGCGAGCGCGGTGCCGATGCGCGAGAACGTCGCGCCGCCGAGGATGCCGCCGAGGAGCCCGCCGCCCGATTGCATCGCGCTCGATGTGATCGGGTTCGACGTCGACCACGTCGCGAACTGGTTGGACAGGTTGACGATGGCGCTCGTGTTGTCGGTCAGCGCGTTGTCGCGCGTCGCCTCTGCGGCGCGGAGCGCGGTCTGCTGCTCGGCGTCGACCATCGCAGCGCCGCGGCCCACGTCGCCCATGCCGAAGGTCGACCCCTCGGCCTGCATACGCGCGACGTTCTCACCGATCGTGCGACCGCCCGAGCCCTGCGACGCGAGCGCGCTGATAAGCGTGCGCACCGGCGACCCGAGCACCATAGCGCTGCGAGAACCGCCCGAGCGGAGAAGGTTCGTCACCGCGTTCGTGTCGCCGCCCATGCCCTGCATGAGATCGGACACGAAGCCAACGGCGCTCTGGTTGCGCAGCGTGACGCGTCCTTGCGAGTCCTGCGCGGTGAGCCGGTCTGCGAGTTCTGTGCGGCCCTCGCCGATGAGACGCTGCCGCACGCGGCCCGCCATCACGGGGCTCGTAACTTCGGTCCGCAGCGCAGCCAGGGCGTTGAGCGCGTGGCGCGGCGTGAGACCGCCAGCGGACGTGAGCTCGCCGACGGCCATCGTTTCGAGCACAGCGGAGCGCACCGACGCGGCGCGCGCCTCGGGCGTCTGACCGCTCGACGTCGACCGCGCGATGTTCGCCATCATCGGACCGAGCGCGGTCGACATCACCGTCGAAAGCTCGATAGAGCCCGCCTGCGCCATGCCGGTCATGTTGCGCAACACGTCCATCTGCGCGGCGCCGGTGATGCCCTGCTTCGAGAGCATTCCGCCCGCGCGCAGCACCTCCGACGGGTCTTGGTACGTGTTGCGCGCGAAGCGCATCAGCCCGATCTGGTCGTTGAAGCGCTGCGCGCGCTCTGCGGGGCTCGCGCCCGTGAGCACGGAGGATTGCGTCTGCGCCTCCATGAGCCCGCCCGCGACGTCCTCCATCGACAGCCCGCGCAGCCCGCCCGTGGCGATCTCGCGCTGAAGCCGTGAGCGCATCGCGGCGGCTTCGTTGCCGCCGATGCCCGCTTGGAAGAACGCCGCGTTGAGCGTGTGCTCGCTTGCGGCGCGACGCTGCCGCGCGTCTTGGATCTGCGAGTGCGCCTCGCGGGCGACGTTGAACGCAGCGTCGCGCCCGACGTTGAGCCCGCGACGGAGCCCTGTGCCGATCTGACTGCCTTGTCGCGAGCGCGCAGCTTGCTCGCGCTGCGCGATGGCCGTCTGCCGCTTCTCGGCGCTCTCGTACTGCCGCGTGAAGCGTTCGAGCGCGCCTTGACGCACGCGCGCCTCTTGCTCGCCCGTGAGGCCACGCTTGCGCGCTTCGTCCTGCGCGAACTTCGTCGCGTCGGTCTCGGCGCGTCGACGCGCGGCCGCGGTCATGGCGAGCGCGCGGCGCTTCTGGTCTTCGCTGCGCACGAACGCCGCGAGCGAGCGTTGCGCGCCCTGCTCCTCGGCGCGTGCGGTACGCGCGGCTTCGTCACGCGCCACGCGGCCCGTGCGCTGATAGCCCGCGGTCGACGCGCGGACAGCGTTGCCCATTGACGCCTTCACGTCGGCCTCGGCGGCCTTCGCGGCGCCACGGACGGCGGCGAAGGCTGCGAGGAGGCCGCTCGTGTCGGCGTCGATCTGTAGGACTGCGCGGGGCATGGTTCAGCGGGTCAGGGCGTCTCGGAGTCGTCGAGCGTCATCGCTCGGGGCGTCGTCGCCGTCGAGGTCGGCGAGGAGTCGGCGGGCGAGTCGATCGGCGGCGTAGTGGCCGAGGAGCTCGGCGTCGTCCATCTCGCAGCCCGGTCGACCAGTGAGGTGATGATGAGCCTGAGCGTAGTGGTGTCGAAGCGCTGCAAGCTGGTCGGCTGCGTCAGCCCTTTTCCCAGCGCATCAGCTACCTCCCGCACCTCTGCGAGCGTCTTGAGATGCCGGAACGGCGACCGCTCCAGCGCGTGCGCGGTGTACTCGTCGAAGCACGCGCGCACCTCGTCGACGTCGAAGCATCGGCGCAGCTCCGCGGCGTCGGCCGCGAAGGGCGCATCGGTGCGGTCGGGGTCGACGAGGGCGCGCGCGAGGATCTGCACCATCACCTCGAGGTTCAGCACCGCGTCGCCCGCGTCGCCGATGAGGTCTTCGCGCTGCCACCCGCCCGTGCCCACGAGCCACTTGATGGCCTCGGCGTGCGCCTGCTCCTGCTCGTGCGCGGAGAGCGTGCGCACGGCCAGGGCAAGCGACTCGGGGCCGCTCTCGCGCACCACCTCGACGGTGAAGCGGCGCGTCGGGCGCTCGCGCCCCGCCATGAGGCGCGAGAGCTTCGACCCTTTGAGGTGATCGGTCACGCGGTGCCGACGTAGGTAGCGTGATAGCTGAAGCTCACGCTGTTGGGCGTGCCCTCGGCCTTCGTGTCGATCTTCGCGGTGCGCACGTCGCCCTTGAAGGCGTAGCTGTCGCCCGCGATCTTGAACACGAGCGCGACCTCATCTTGCGCCGCGCAGAGGCCGATCCAGTCGACCTCGGGGCCGGTCGAGGGGAGCGCGTTGTCCACGGCGATTGTCGCCATGAGCGGCCCGGCGGTGTGACCCGCGCGGCCCTTGAGGATGGTGACAACGTCTTTGTTGCCGCTGTCGAGGTCCATCGTGATGGACGTCGCTTCGAGTACGGGGCGGCCGCGGTAGAAGACGGCGCCGGGAGCGGAGTAGCGTGCCATTGGTCAGTGCTCCTCAGAGGCTCGCGAGTTGACGGACGTTGCCCGCGACCTGGTGCAGCGCGGTGATGGGCTCGCAGGGGATCTCGCAGTTGACGCGGCCGGGCGTGGTGCCGTCGGCCTCGACCACGAGCAGCGCATCGTTGAGGCTCACGTCTCGCAGGATCGCGTCGGCCTCGTAGGTCTTGAGACGCCCGAAGATCAGCGAGCGAATCGCCGAGGGCGTGGTGACGTTCGGCGCGCGCGTGACGGGGTTGCCGCTCGCGTCGTCGGCGCCGAGCTTCGCGCCCGCGAGCTCGGTCGCGAGGTACGAGCGCAGGTCGTCGGCGGCGTGGTCACACACGGTCACATAGGCCGTGTCGATCACCGCGTAGTTGGGCACGCCCGACGCGGTGGAGCGCGACGTGATGGAGCGCACGAGGGCGCCGTAGCCAGGGCGCAGCGCGCTCGTGCCGATGACTGCGAGCCCGTTGTTGAGGGCGTTCTCGATCTCGGTGCCCGTGGGGCGGTCGGCGGGGAGGCGCTGCATGGGCACCGTCGCGAGGTTCACGCCGTCGAGGTTGGCGGCGGGGTCGGAGGCTTCGCCCACGAGCGAACCGCCCGCGTAGGCGTCGCCCGCGAGGCGCGCGGCGGCGACCTGGGCGGCGACGTCGGGCGGCGGGAGCACGCTGGCGTGGTGCCACGCGATCTGCATCCGCGAGGCGTTGCGACCGGTGGCGAGGGTCACGGCGTTCGCGTAGGTCGCGCTCGTCGCCATGATGGCTTGCTCGAGGAGTTGCACCGTCGGCCCGGCCTGCGCGTTGAGTTCGGCCACCACGAGGTCAGCGTTCGTCGCCTCGATGCACGCACAGACGATGCGGTCGTAGCGCGTGGGGTTGATCGCCGCGAGCGCGTTCGCGAAACTGTCCTGCGTCGCGCCGTTCGTCAGCGTGATCTCGCCGCCGAGGGTGCTGGTGCTCGACCAGATGCCCGTCGTGCCCGCGCCGCTCGACGTGCTCGACGTCGTGATGCGCGTCTCCAGCGTCGAGCCCGTCGGCACGAAGTACGCGTCCACCACGATCACGGAGCCGCGCGGGCCGGTCTGCTTCGCGGTGAGGGTGACGGCGCCGGTGCTGTTCTGCGCCGTGAAGGGGAGCGTGTTCGCGTCGTTGATCGCGTCGGCCACCGCGGCGGCGATGACGGTCGCGGTGTCGCCGAGCGCAACGGGAACGTCGATCGTCTGACCGCAGAGCTTGAGCCGCACGGTGAAGGCCGCGGTCGACGTCGTCGCGAACGTGATGACGCCGCTCGCGGCGGTGCCGCCCGCGTCGGCCACCGGGCACGCGTAGAGCGTCGCGTCGGGGTACTGCGCGAAGACCGCGAGGGCCATGCGGTGCATCTCCGAGCCCGCGCCGAAGAGCGTCTGCGCGTCGGAGTCGGACGCCACGAACACGGGCGTCGCGACGGTCGCGGTGCCCGCGGCCACAGAGAGCGCGGGGGAGGCGCCCGTGATCGCGGTCCCGATCATGTTCCCGAGGAGCATGAGCGTCTTCGTAGCGCTGCCGCTCGACGAGCCAGGGCCGCCGAGCACGACGTTAAAGGTGATGCCGGGCGTCTTGCGCGACGACGGCACGCCGGGGACGGAGATGCTCACAGGGCCTCGAGTTCTCCGCGCGAGATGGCGCGGCGGTGGTAACTATCATCGGGCACGGTGACGCCCTCGGGGATGATCTCGCCGCGTCGGTCACGGCCCACGTAGCGCGCCGACGTCGAGCCGGGCACAGGGAGCCGCGCATCGCCGACGGCGCGCACGTTGATGGTCTTCATGGTGTCGGTGCTCACGGGGTGGTGTCGGAGACGATCTGCACGATCGGGTTCGGCGCGGTGCCGGTGCCCACGAGGTTGAGGTCGCTGTAGACGGCGGGGATCGTGACGGCGGCGCTGCTGTCGTAGGTCGCCGCCTCGGCGTCGCGCGTCGCCTCGAAGCGCACGGCGTAGACGTAGACGGCGCCGCGGCGGATCAACTCCGCGCGGGTGCCCGCGTAGCGCGTCGACAGGTTCATGTGCGTGTCGGCGACCACGAGGCCGTTGCACGCTGCGATGACCGCGTCGACGAGCCGCAGGAGGCCGGGCGCGTTCGTGTCACCCACCATGCCGTCGTCGATCGCGCGCGCGTCCTCGACGGCCACGAGCACCGAGAACTGTGACAGCGCGCGGTCTTCGATCGACGCGGCGCCGTAGCCCATCACGTCGCGCGTCGACACGTCCTCATCGAAGCGGAGCATCGCGCACGGGTACTGCGCGGCGGCTTCGGCGAGGCCTTCGGGTGGCACCGGCCCGGCGTAGCGCCCGACGCACGCGAAGGGGCGCGAGGTCGTCGGCCCGGTGGTGACGTCGGTCAGCAGCCCCGAGAGCGCGGTGTAGAGCGCGAGCTCGATCGTTGCGAGTGTGGCGGCGCTCATTGGACGTTCTGCACGGCGCCCGCCATCGAGGCGGCGACGATCTCAGCCATCGTTTGGCCCATCGCGTTCCATGCGGGGCGCAGGTACGGGTACGGCTTGTTGCGGCTCGTGCCCTCTTCGACGTAGGAGCCGTAAGGCATCCCGCCATGCACCTGGATCACGTAGCCGCTCGCGAGCGAGCCGTCGGTGAACTGCCACTCGGTGTGCGTCTGGAGGCGGAAGGTGCGGTTGGTGTACGGGTGGTTGGCCTTCGCATACGCCGCGACGATCTTCGCGCCCGCAGTGAGCGCGGGAGGCAGCGCGCGGGAGAGGGCGCCGCGCATCGCGTCGACCGCGTCGAGCCACTCGGCCACGGTCAGAACGCCGACCCGTCGCGGCGATCTGCGGCGCGGGCGTAGGGGTTCGTCGGCACGTTGGCAGAGTCCACGAGGTTCGCGTTCGACGCGCGCGGGCGGGCATCGCCGACGCTCGCGTTGGAGTTCGGCGGGCGCGCATCAGCGTCGCGGCTCATCTCACGAAAGAAGCGCTCAGCCGCGCGGCCGTGCGAGAGGTACGCGCCTGCCTCGTCGCCCGCCGTGGCGCCTGCGCTCGCGTGGCGCGAGGCGGCGATCATGCAGACGATGTCGACGCCGCGGCCCGTCACCTCGGGGTCGACGGTGTCCGTCGTGAGGTAGAGGCCGTCGGGGAACGCTGCGCGCGTGAGGGTGCGGATGCGGCTGTTCGTCTCCGCGATGCACAGGTCGCGGAACGTCGTGTCGGCGGTGGCGCCACCGTTCTTCGCGAAGAGGCGCGCATAGGCCTGCGTCGAGAGACGGCCGGTGACGTCGGCCGCGGTGATGATCGCGGTGAGCTCAGCCACGGTCGTACTCCACGCCATCGGTGAGACCGTCCATCGCGACGGTCTCGGGGATCTCCTCGCCGGGCTCGTACGTCGTGCCCGCGTGGATGCGCACCCGCGCGCGGAACCGCACGCGCTCGGGCGCAGGAGGCACCGCGTCTGCGGGCTCCGTAGGGGCCGCGGGAGACTCGGGCGCGACGTCGGGCGCGGAGACGGACTCCGACGCACGCACGGGCACGCTGCGCGACTCCTGCGGGCGGTTCTGACTGCGGCGGGACATCAGCTCACGACGGTGGTGTAGAGGTAGCCCGCGGCGGAACCGGCCACGACCTTCTCGTCGAGGCTCTCGGTCACCTTGATGTACATGCCGCCCGACTTGCCCGGCAGCGGCGCTTCGATGGTCTGCGTCTCGCGCGGGCCGAAGCGGAACTGCTTGCCGAAGACCGCCGTCTCGCGCGGGCCGGGGTTGTCGGTGGCGCGGATGAGCGCGCAGCTCTTGCCCCAGATGTACCCCTTCGCCGAGGTCTGACCCTCGCGCGACGAGACGTACTTCGCGCGGCCCACGTAGACGGCGTCGAGCTCGAAGAGAGCGGCGACGAGGTCGGTGGTCACGCGGTCGGGGGTGGCACCCGAGATGGTCGAGGAGCGCGAGAGGATCGTCTCCTTGAGCTTCGGGTGGTTCTTCAGCTTCATCCACGCCTGCGCGCCGATCACCATGATGTTGGGGCGCTCGTCACACGCCTCGATGGCGTCGTCGATCTTCTGCACGGGGTCGCTGGTGTTCGTGTCCCAGCGGTCGGCGCCCGAGAGCGCGGCGGTGTTCGAGCCGTACGAGCCCGACGCGAACGCGATGGCGGCCACGCGGCGCTCCTTCGCGATGTCGAGCCGCGACGTCACGACCTTCACGGCGTGCATCTGCGGGTCGATCGGCGCGTCGGCGGCCTCGATCTCCTTGTTGGAGACGAAGTCCATCAGCCCGTAGTCGAAGGTGCTGAAGTTGTCGGTGGAGATCGTGTAGCGCACGCGGCCGGGCATCGCCTCGGCGCCCGTGAGCGCGGCGGCCTGCTCCTCGAAGAACGTGTCGGCGCCGTACTTGAAGAACTTGTCGCTCGGCTTCGAGACGTCGACGATCGGCATCACGAAGTCCGCGATCATGTCGCGGTTGCGGATGGTCGACGCGAAGTTGGACAGGGGCGCGTCGACGTGAACCGACGACGGCGAGAACGAGGCCTCGATCACGCTCGCGGCCTGCGCGGCGTTGAGGCCGTGCGACATGAGCAGCTCCATCTGGAGCGAGTGCATCTGTGAGTCCATGGATCAGCCGCCCTGCTTGATGAAGGGGTTGATGGTGCAGGCCACGCGGTCGCCCGTGACGGCGCTTTCGAGCGCCTGACCGATGACGGCCACGTTGGTGCCCGCGCTCGCGGTCTCGGTGATGACCGAGCCGCCGGTGCCGCTCGAGGTGACGAAGTCGCCGCGCGTGATGGTGCCCGCCGCGATGAGCGGGTAGACGCCGCCGAGCACGAGGTCGATGGTGTCGCCCGCGGCGCAGGCGCTGCCGTCGGGGCGCATCATGCAGCCGAGGAGCGACGTGGTCGGCGAGGCGCCGCCGGGGAGGCGCACGGTGTTGTCGGCCGAGCCGACGCGCACGATCATGCCGTCGGTGAGGATCGACTCCGACACGACGGGAATGAGCTGGCCGGGGAAGCGATTCGAGAGGCCCATCAGCGCGCCGCCTTGATCTCGCGCGAAGCCTGCTTCAGCGCGCTTTCGAGGGTGAGGGTCTTGTCAGCGGCCATGAGCTCACGGGCGCGAGCGCCGGCGGCGTCGTTGTGGCGCGCAGGCATCGCGACCACGTTCGAGGGCGTGCCGTCGTGCGCGGCGGCGAGGGCCGTCACGCGCTGCGTCAGCGTCGAGGTCGTGGCGGCGCTCGCGCGCGGCAGCGGGTTGGCCTTCGCGAAGGCGGCGAAGTCGGCGCGGGCGGCGAACTCGAGCGAGGCGCGCACGGGCTTGAGCGCGGGCTGCGCGGCGATCATCGCGTCGAGGTGCGCGGCGACGTCGAGTTCCACGCGCTCGCTCTCGCGCGCCTTGGCGGCGTCGAGTTCGGTCGTGAGCGCGGCGACCTTCACCGAGAGGCCCGACAGCTCCGCGATCTTCGCGGCGACATGGGCGCCCGTGGCGTCGCTGTTGAGGTTGAGCGCGCGCCGAACATCGGCGGTCTCCTGAGCGCGGGCGGCGATGGCCGCCGAGGCATCCTCTTCGCTCGCGGCGGCGATGCCGAGCCGCGCCGCGAGGGTCATCATCTGAGCCATGTGGCTTCTCTCCGTGGCGACCCTCGGGCCGCCGTTCATCGGCGGGTCATCCGCCGAAGCCATGCCCGCGGCGGATGCCGGGGCGTTCATCTTGTCGAGCGCAGCCAGGGCGGCGGCGACCACTTCGGGTGCGGTCGTGAGCGCGGGGAGGCGCAGCGCATCGCGGATGCAGCCGACCACGTCGTCGAGGTCTACGCCGAGCGCTTCGGCGTCACCAGCGCGCGCGAGTGCGTCGAGGCGCGCGAGGTTGCGGCGCACGTCGTCTTCGGTGGCGAGCGCCGGGAGCGCGAGCGCCCATCGGAGCATCGGGAGCACGTCCTCGGGGCTGCCCACCTCGTAGCTGTCGTCATCGCCGCCCATCTCCGCGGCGATGCGCGGGATGTCGACGAGGGCGGGGTTGTTCGTGAGGCTGAAAGACCAGAGGTACGAGCCCACGTCGTCGCCTGTCTCTTCGTCGGTGCCGTGCTGAACGAGCGTGACGGAGCCGTAGGCGAGTTCGCCGGTCTCGACCTGCGCTCGCGTCTCGGCGTTGACCCAGCGGAATCGAGCCTCAAGCGTCGCGACCGTGGCGCCGTTGCGACGCATGGAGCCCACGCGCATCGCGGTAATCCACGCGTGCGCGGCGCGGCTCGCGGGGTGCGCCGAGTCTTTCGTGTCCGCGTGGTAGAGCACCACAGGAACCTCTTTGCCCCACCGCTCGAAGTTCGCGATGCACTGCTCGAAGTCCGAACGCGCGAGCGCTACGCCGGGACCGCGACCCTTGAGCGCGACCTCGTACGCGAGCACGTTCCACGGGCTCTCGCCCTGCGCCTTCGCGAGCGCGACGGGCACGCCGCCGAGGCGTCGATTCATCTGTCTTGAGTCCATCTGCCGCACCAGTTTCCGCGACCATGCGTCGCCCGCTGCGCCGCCCCACAGGAGCCACGAGACCCACGCAGGCGAGCCTTTCGGCGCGCGAGCGAAGCGCCGGTTGCGCCCGAAGAAACGCGCCATCTTGCGCGCCTTCTCAGGGCTCGCCTTCTCGCCCGCTGCGAGGCGTCGCGCCCATGCGACGGTGTCCGGCTGGATGCCGTCGCCCGAGAGCCCCTGCTCGTGCAGCGCGAGGCCGCGACGGAGGGCGCTGCGCACGCCCGCGGGCGGCGTGAAGTCGATGTCGTCGAAGAGCGCCACGGTCACACGTCCGCGGGCGTTGCGAGCGCGGGCTGCACCTTGCCAACGACGGGCTCGCCATCGACGGGGTCGGGCACTCCCTCTTGGTCGCGCACCCACGAGGCGGGCACGGTGAGGCCGCGGTCCATGTACATCGACAGCCGCTCCGCGCGGGACTTCGCATCCTCGGGCGGCTCGACCGCGAACATGATCGTCGGCACCGGCGCGTTGTCGCCGAGATTCAGCCGCACGAGCGGCGCGAAGAGGTCGCGGCGAATCGTGTCGCCGAGGCCCTGCGCGTCGCTCGCGAGGAGCTGGTACATCGCGCGGAGATGCACTTCGCCGAGGCTGCGCGCGCCCTTGTCGCCGGGGTCGCTCGTGAGCGTGCCGCCGAGCACACACTTCGACATCTCGCCGTTGCAGAGCTTGATCAGCTCCGCGTGGACGCTGTTGTCTTTTGCCTCGATCACCGTGAGGTCGGTGACGTCGGGAATCACCGTCGTGACGGTCGACGACATCGCATCGAGCGCCTCTTGCAGCACCGTGACGTCTTCGCCGTTGGCGCGCGCGGGGTTCTTCGGGTCGCGGCCCGTCGCGTACTTGCCAACGCGCATTCCGCGGCCCGCCCACTCGGCGAACGCGAGCCAATCGCGAACGCTCCAGCGCTTGAAGGCGCTGTACCACACGAGGGCGCGGCCCAGGCCTTCGCGCGTGGGGTACGTGCCGAAGCTGCGCGTGGTCTGCACCATCAGCTTCCCGCGAGGGAACGCTGCGGCGTCGTCGAGGGGCACGCCGGGGAACTGCGAGAACGGCGTCAGCGCGACCGTCGCGTCGTAGAGGTAGAGGCGCCAGTCACGCGACTCGTTCGACCATGCGAGGCGGCGCGGGTGGATCGCGTAGAGGTTGCGCGGGAGCATGTAGCGCCCGTCGCGCGCGTACACGACCTCGACGGCAGAGCGCCCGTGGTAGGTCGACGTGAGCAGCGATTGCCACGCGCCGCGCATCGACAGCCCGAGCGAGCCGGGCACGACGTCGACGGACGCGAGCGCGTCTTGGCAGAGCTTCAGCGCGCGGTCGCCGGAGCGCTTCGACGCGCCTTCGGGGAGCCGCACTTCGTAGGTCGCGCCCGAGACGCTCAGCTCGCGCTTCGACAGGTCGCCGTGGAGGTGCGGGTCGCCTTGACGGATCTCGTCGAGGAGGTCGGCCCACCGATCCATACGCCCCTGGTCGGCCGAGAGCATCACCGACGTGATGGCCTGCGGCGTGAGGCCTGCGCCGAGCCGCTTCTGGTTGCGGTCCTGCGGCGAGGGGGCGGTGATGTTGCGTGTGGCGGCGGGCATTCGTCAGAAGCCCCATGCGGGGCGGGAGCGAGTCGTGCGGGGAGGCTCTGCGGGTGTCGCGTCGTGCGTCACCAGAAGCTCAGTCAGCGCCCACACGAGCGCGTCGAGGCGGTCGGGGCTCGTGCGACTCGTCGCCGGATCCCACGTCGTGAGCTGGTCTTCGAGGCGGGCCAGGGCGCCGACGTGCGACACGCGGGCTTGCTCGTAGAGGGCGGCGACGGGCTCAGCGCGCGTGGCCTTGCCGCGCGTCGCGTGGACCGTGCGGCCGTTGGCGCCGCGGTCGTGCACGCGCAGCGTCGCCGCTACCATCTCGCCGCCGTTGTTGGCCTCGGCCACGATGCAGTCCGCGTGATGCTCGCGGTAGAGCGCGAGGGCGGTGCGCGCCCACTCCTCGGGGCGGTAGCGTCCGCTTGCGTCGGCGAGGACGTACGCGCGGCCGTCGTGCCCGATGCCCGCGACCACGATGCCCGTCTCATCGCTCTCGTCGTGCGAGCTCGCGGCGGGGTCGATCGCGACCACCACGCGGCGCAGGTCCGGCGCGCGGGTGACGCGGGCTGCGTCGATCCACTGCCACCGCCACAGCGCGCCCGCGGAGTCGTCGAGGATCTCGCCGTCGAGCTCTTGGCGGCCGAGACGCGTGCCCTCGTACTGACGCACGATCGCGTCAAGAAACTGTGGCGCGAGGTTGGCCGCGTTGTCGATCGTGCGACCGCTGGTGATGTGCGTCGTCGCCGCGGCCCGCAGGCTACGGATGATCGGTGTCGGCCTCGGCGTTGTGGTCACGACCACGCGCGGGTCACTGCCGAGTCGAAGGCCGAGGAGCAGTTGCGTCCAAGCGTCAGGGGACGTCCACGCCGCGAGCTCG